ACTTAGCTGATAATAAACTACTTATTCATGTCTTAGGAATCATAGAAGGTGTTTGTACTTCCATATTTTTTTATTATTTTGGCAGCTCGAAAGGTTCTAATGATAAGAACCAGTTGTTAAAATAAAACTAAATTAATGGGAAGAACAAAGAAGCGATACAGACTAACAGAAGTCGAGTATCAACACCTTGGTATCAAGCCAAACGCTAACAACCGTTCATGGTTGAGTGACGAACAAAGAAAACAGCTTTACCTATTCAGGGGATACGATGAAGCTATAATAGATGAGTGTATAGAGAAGGGGATAGAACCTTCTAACGTTAAGTATTACTGGCATAAATCAGAACACTTCAGCATCAATGCTACAAATTCACCAGAGAAGCTAGAAGAATTTAAAGATAGGATACTAGAAGAAATACAGAACTACTCACCTAAGTACCCTAAGATCAAACGAAAACCATCTAAAGACGGTCACTTACTTGTAATAGATCCAGCAGACATTCATATAGGGAAGCTCTGTAGTTCATTTGAAACAGGAGCTAATTACAATAATCAGATAGCAGTTAAGAGAGTTAAGGAAGGTGTGCAGGGTATCCTGGATAAATCAGCAGGCTTTAACATAGATCAAATATTATTCATAGGCGGTAACGATATTCTACACATAGACACCCCTAAAAGAACTACTACAAGTGGAACGCCACAAGACACAGATGGTATGTGGTACGACAACTTCTTAATAGCAAAAAGATTGTACATAGACATACTAGAAATGTTAGTTAGTATTGCAGATGTTCATTTCACTTTTAACCCTAGTAACCATGATTATACTAACGGGTTCTTCTTAGCCGATGTAATAAGCACCCATTTTAGAAATAGTAAAAACATTTCCTTTGATGTATCCATTAACCACAGGAAGTACTATAGTTACGGTTCAAATCTGATAGGTACTACTCATGGTGATGGTGCTAAACAAACAGACTTACCTTTATTAATGGCTTCAGAATCGGCTAACTGGAGCAGTTCTAAACATAGATACATTTACACCCACCACGTACACCACAAAACATCTAAAGATTATATTGGTGTAACTGTAGAGAGCTTACGAAGCCCATGCGAAAGTGATAGCTGGCATCATAGAAACGGTTATACAGGTGTGCCTAAAGCAGTAGAAGGGTTTCTTCATCATAAAAAATTCGGACAGATAGCTAGGTTAACCCATTTATTTTAGTATATTTGCCTATGCCTATTTCCAACGGGCTTTTTTGATTCATAATTTAGTTTTGATTTAGGGGGTGTAAAAGCCCCCTTTATTTTTTTTTATAAAAAAGTTTTACTAAGATGTAAAAGTTAAAGAAAGTTTTATATATTTGTAAAGAATTTAAAAACAAAAATTATGAAAAAGGAAGAACTATTTGATTTAGATGACTGTTATACATATCATCTAACGGACGGAATAACTGAATATAAACTACAAATAAACGAGGTAGAGAATGGTAATTGGTGGTGGAAGTTATGGATTCACGACAAGTACGAAAACTGTTTTAATATATTTTTCTTTACTGATACTGGCAACTGGGATGTCACAGCTATGCTTGGATCGTTATTTGCTCACGACCCTGATATCGACAGGTTTTTAATGGGCTTGAAGTTTGTGTTGGAGGACTGCGAAGAATGTGATGGAGAAGGCGAGGTTTTTATAGACACAACAATGCAGTGTATTAAACACGCAAGCGAGTGCTGTGGAGGTTGTGGCTACAATGTAGAATGCGAAGATTGCGAAGGAATAGGAACAGTTAAAAAAATATAATTATGAGTAAAGAACTATTTTTTGAAGAACGACAAAAGGAATCAACTATGTTTTGTAGATCATTTTTTGAAGGGTTAAATCCGACCCCACCTGTAGATGTAAGAGACATCTTAAAAAAGCAAACTAAAATAACTAACATTTCTAACTTGCCTTGTAATAGTGGTAGGTTTGAATTTTATAGTTTTATCTATGGCATATACAAGGGAAAGAACTACCTTGTAATGTATTACAAATCTAATATAGACAACCGTCCAACGGTGGAAATAATGCAGTATAGTGATTGCACAGAAGACCTTAAACTATTATTAATAGACTTATGTACCCAGAAACAGATAAGATTAAAATGGACTTCTTAGAGTGGAAGAAGTACATAACAGAAGAGTTAACTAAAACAAAGATTAAGAATTATGAAAATGAACTTAAAGAAAAGAGCGAAAGAGAAAGGGCTAAACCTGCTGGAGTTGGGAAGAATCCTTTTTCCAGGGAAAGCGGAAAGTACAGTTAGTCAATACATGACTATGATAACACAGGGTAAAAGGCTATCTTTGTTAACCCCTGACAGGGTTTATATAATATGTGAAAAGCTAGACCTTCAGCCAGAAGACTTAGGAGTAACAATAGAAACAAAACAAATAGTAAACTATGAAAAGTAAAATTAAAAACGTACAGGGAGCAGGAGACTTCATGTATAATGGGACTCAGTACTTCAGCTACGAGTACGAAATGGAAACGGGTGAAATCTTTAAAGCCTTTCACAAATCACAAGGTAAGTTTTCTATAGGTGACGAAGTAGAGTTTGAGATAACTGGAAAGGATAAACAAGGAAACCCGAAAGGCAAACTTTCTAAACCATCTACTTATCAACCTAGACAAGGCGGTGCTAAAACCTTTAAGGCAGATCCTCTAAAACAACAAAGCATTGAAATGCAGGTATGCTTAAAAGAAGCTAGAGAATACCTAGAGCATAGAGGGTATGAAAAGACAGGTATGATACCTCAATTAGATGAGATCATAGAAGCAGCAGAGTATTTACATTCAAAACTATTTAAGTAATGAGTACAATAATAAGAGGGGTATTAACCCAAATAAAGGAAAAGATGACTTTCGATAGTGGATTTGTTAAACAATCTATAGTGATCCAAACAAAAGAAAACTATCCACAGTCAATTCAAATAGACTTCACTAAGGAAAAGACTAGCCTTATTGAGAACATGGCAGCAGGTGCAGAGTACGATGTCTATGTTAATATCAGAGGTAGAGAATACAACGGCAAGCACTACGTTAATTTAGAAGCCTGGAAAGTAACTGGCTATATGTCTTCAGAAGGTAGAGAAGCAATGGATAAAGCCAACACTGAAAGCTTAAAGAAAGCAGTAGATGTCTTAAAAGCTAATACTGATTTTGAAACACAGGAAGATGACCTTCCATTCTAAACTATGACTATGAAAAAAGAAGACTTAGTTAACATAGATTTAGACGTTTATAACGTACTAAAGGAATACGAAGGTAGGCAAGATACGGCTTTTATATTTTTAAGGGCTTACGATGACGGAAACAGAATAGATGCTAGTAACATAGTTGGAGGTGGAATAGATCCACTACACCATTCTATTATAGCTAGTATGGAAGATAATACAGAGCTTAAAGACTTAATATTAAATTCCTTCCTAAACTACCTTAGAGATAAGCCAGATGAATTAGATGAACTCCATGAGACTCTAACCAACATCAAAGAAGGGAATACAAATTTCCCTACCACTAACTTGTATAACGAAGATTAATTTGTTATATTCGTGGTGAGGTTTGCGGAGGCATCCCTGTAAAAGGTTTTTCACGGTTCCTTTCCTCACTACTTTTTTTAACCGTGACTTATAAAAACCAGACACATGGCAAAAGACAAGAAATCTTTCTTAGTGTATTGTGACCTAATACACACAATAGAACACCTATCTTTAGAAGAGCGTGGTAAAGTGTTTACATGGTTGTTAGAATACACAAACGACATGAATCCCGAACCACTTCCAGGGCTACTTAGTGCAGTAGTAGAACCTATTAAACAGCAATTAAAAAGGGATTTAGACAAGTACGAAAACATCTGTAACCGTAACAGAATCAACGGGTTAAAAGGCGGTAGACCTAAAAACCCAAAGAAACCCACTGGGTTATCTGGGAACCCAAAGAAACCCAAAAAACCCGATACAGATACAGATACAGATACAGTAATAGATAAAGATAAAGATATATTTAATGTTTACACCATTATTAATCCAGATAAAAAAGACCTGTTAGAAAGGTGGTTAAGTTATAGAAAAGAACTAGGTAAACCTGTAGTAGTTCAATCTACACTAACATCATTAGCTAAACGGTTTAATAAAGAGTCTTATGCTAAAGTAGAATTTACGGTTAACAGCTCAATAGACAATCAGTACCAAGGATTATTCTGGGACAGGTTTAAGAACAATACTACTAGCTCGGTGGGTAAAATGGATATGAGAAACTTCTAGGGTATGGACAAATTTATAGAATGGAATACCCTGGAGTTTAAGAAACAGAAGGGGAAAGAAAAGCTGCGCTGCCCGTCATGCGATGGCACACGATCAGACAAGAAAGACAAAAGCCTTTTAGTTAATCATGATGAAGGCTATGGTAAATGCTTCTACTGTGAAGCGTTAACCTTCAAAGAGTCTTTTAAACCTACTCAAAAGAGCTACACACTACCACCACAGGAATGGAAGAACTACACTAACCTATCAGAAAACCTAGTTAAATGGGTGGAGGATCAGAGAAAGATACCACAAAGCACCCTACTAAATTTAGGTGTAACTGAAGAGAAAGCCTACCAGCCACAACTAAAGAAGGAAGTAAATAACATAGTATTCAACTACTTCGAGGGTGAAACATTGGTTAACAAGAAATACAGATCAGGTAGTAAGAACTTTACACAATCTACTGGAGGTAAACCGATTTTATACAACATCAATTCCTGCATAGGTGCAGAAGAAATCATTATCGTAGAAGGTGAATTTGATGTACTTGCTCTGTATTCAGAAGGTTATAGAAACGTGGTTAGTATTCCAAACGGTGCAAATGATAATGATGATTACTGGAAGAACTCAGAACCCTACCTAAAGGACGTAGAAAGGTTTATTATTGCAGTAGACAACGATGAAAAAGGAAACCAGATAAAAGAGAAGATAGCCCAAAGGCTGGGAAGATGGCGGTGCGAGTATATCGAATGGGAGCATAAAGATGCAAATGGCGATTTAATAAACGGGTGTTTAAAGAGATCCTACGAGAATAGAAAGCGGTTTCCTGTTTCAGGCACATGGACTGTAGGAGATTTAAGAGATGATATTTACAATCTTTATAACAATGGTTTGCCAGATACAATCACCCCACAACATAACTGCTTTGGAGATTTAAAGAAAATCTTCACAGGTATGAGAGGTCACCTGTGTACAATTACGGGTATACCTTCACATGGTAAGAGTAACTTCAGCGAATGGTATATTCTAAACTTGCTGAAAGATTATGATATGAAGGCAAGCTTCTTTTCACCTGAACACAGCCCAATGGAATTACACCAGGTCAACTTCATTCAGAAAGCAGTAGGTAAGAACTTCTGGAAGTCCATGGATGGAATAGACCGAATTACACCAGCCGACATAGAGAGATATGTTAAATGGGCTAACCAAAAGCTTTATATCACCCTAGCAGATAAGGGAGAGTTTCCAACATGGGATTGGCTACTAGATAAGTTTAAAGAGCAGATGTATAGTTATGGGGTTGACATATTCGTAGTAGATGCTTTTAACAAGGTTCTACTACCTAAAGGAAACAAGCTAGACATGATCAACGAAGTACTAACTAAGTTAACAGCCTTTGCACAGATGCACAATGTAATGGTGTTTCTAGTTGCTCACCCTACCAAGATGAAAAAGAACGAAGCTGGCAAGTATGATATGCCAACGTTATACGATGTGTCAGGTAGTGCAGACTTTAGAAACCAAACACATGACGGTTTTGGGGTGTACAGAGTCTTCCAAACAGAATCAGAAGAAGGTAAAACAATCTTTACTAACCTAAAGACTAAGCTAAGTTTTCAGGGTCAGATAGGAGAGCAAGTAGAATTTAGCTACCATATACCAACAGGAAGATACTACGCCAAAGGAACACCACCACCACTGTTTGATATGACCCAAACAGAACACCAACCAGAACCACAAATAGAATTTAACCCACAAATCAAAGACGAATTTTTAACCCACACAGAAGATTGGGAATAGAATTATTTTATATATTAGTAAAAAATTATATTATGAAACAAACTAAACCAGTAGAACTACAGTTCCAAAGAATAGATGAAGTCAAACGCTTCAAAATAGTAGAAGAGTTCAACAAAGGAAAGTTAAACCTAAAAGAAATAGCAGACAGATACAACACCACAGAGTCTAGTATTAGCTACATCATTACTAAACACTTTGAAGAAAAGGTTAAAAGCATCCACAGAGGTTTAGTATTAGCACCTATGTACTGGGGTAAGAATGAACCCTACTATGAGAATGAATGGGACTACGGCACTAGCTTTAGAAATTACGAATTTGACGAATCAGATCCAGAATTTTATCTATGAAAGTTTTAAATTTATATGCCTGTCTAGGTGGTAATAGATTACTGTGGGACAACTGCGAAGTAACAGCAGTAGAGTTAGACCCTGAGTTAGCTAGAATGTATCAGGAAAGCTTTCCTGACGATACTGTAATTATAGGCGATGCACACCAATACTTACTAGACCATTACAAAGAATTTGATTTTATATGGAGTTCACCACCATGCCCCACACATTCTCGAATGGTTAAAGCTACCAAACATTCAATAGATGTTTATCCAGATATGAAGCTTTATGAAGAAATTATATTTTTAAAACACAAGTTTAATGGCAGGTGGTGTGTAGAAAATGTTATATCTTATTATGAGCCACTGATAACCCCGTACAAATCCAGCCGCCATTATTACTGGGCGAATTTCATTATAACTCCAGCCGAAGGCTTGCCAAAGATCAAAGACATGAGTAGAGCCACCAGAACACAAATGGCTGAATATTTAGGCTTCAACTATCCTGGTAAAAACTATTACATAAAAGGCAATCACGATCCAGCCCAAGTGTTAAGGAATTGCATACACCCAATAGAGGGCAAGCACATCTTCGATCTAGCCAGAGGAATCATAAGAAAATCTAACACCAAACAAACAACCATCTTTGATGAGTAAAAAAGGCACTAGACTATGTAAAAGCTGTAAGAAGCGATTTAAGGCACTTTCTAATAGTCATTGGTGCTGTTCTATAGAATGTTCGTTAGAGTTCGTTAGAACGCAGGAAAACAAGCGACAGGCTAAAGAATGGGTAAAAGAAAAGAAGCAACGTATACAAAAGCTTAAAACATGGTCAGATCATTACCAAGACACTCTAAAGATATTTAACAAGTATATTCGGTTAAGGGATAAGGATAAACCATGTATTAGCTGTGGTGCTTCTCCAGGTACTTACAAAATAACTTCAGGGCATTACTATCCACAGGGGCAATATAGAGGTATAGCACTACACGAAGATAACGCACATGGACAGTGCTGGTATAATTGCAATAAAAACAAACATGGTAATCTAGCAGAGTATAGGCATGGTTTGATCAATCGAATAGGGCTAGAAGCGGTAGAAGAGTTAGATAGACTTAGAAACGAAACTATAAAGCCGTCTATACCAGAGTTAATTGAAATGCAAGTAAAACTAAAAGATAAGATAAAACATTTGCAGAATAAATAAAACTTTATACATTTGTAAAAAACTAAGATTATGATTTACGATTTATCAAAGACTGTAGACCAAAACAAATTCAAGTTGAGGTGCAGAAAGCTTTACGAAGATCAGAAAGTAGTAGAGCTTAAAACAAAGTCTAATAAAAGAACACTACCACAGAACTCTTATTTACATTTATTACTAGCTTACTTCGCTTCACAGACAGGTTACAGTACTTCCTATGTAAAGTTAGAACTATTCAAGAAGGTGGTTAATAGAGAAGTGTTTAGAGTAGTTGTAATGGGTTCAATGGGTGAAGTAGAAGACTGGAAGAGTTCAGCAAGCCTAGACAAGGATCAGATGAGGATAAGCATAGATAGATTTAAGAGATGGTCTATACAAGAAGCTGGTATACTTCTACCAGATGCAGAAGATAGAGAGTTCATTGTAGAATGTGAGAAAGAAATAGAAAACGTAAAGCCATGGATATGAGAACAGTTAACTCAATTTCAGGAGGTAAGACATCTGCTTATATTGCGGCTAATTATCCAGCCGATTATGATCTTTTCTCCTTGGTCAGGACTGAAGATAAAAAATGTATGTTTCCCGATCCTAAATTAAGACAAGAAGTGAGCGATCGAATCGGAAAGGAGTTCATCGGAACCCTCGAAGATGATACGATCATTTATACAATCATGGATTTAGAGCAATTAATTGGTAGATCAATCACATGGGTGACAGGGTATACATTCGAAAACGTGATCGAAAAACACGGCAATTATCTACCTAATAAAATGGCTCGATATTGCACAACAGACCTAAAGACTATACCCATAGCCACATGGCTACACAATAACGGCTTAAACCCTGTTAAGATGAGGTTTGGATATAGAGCCAACGAAACTAATAGAGCAGTTAACATGGTGTCCAACCTAGTTGATGGAGTTACAAAGGTTAAAATTATAACAGGTAAGCGAGGTAGACAAAATAAATGGACAACCATACCTTATTGTTCTCCTGAATTTCCATTAATTGAAGCGGGTATTTTCAGGGATAATATTGAGGAGTATTGGAAGGACAAACCAGTAAGATTCGCAAAGCATAACAACTGTATTGGATGCTGGTGGCGTTCTCCTTTATTCCTAAAAAAGAAACAGCAAGAACACCCGAACAAGTTCGATTGGTTTATTAATCAAGAAAACAACTCTAAAGGCACGTTTAGGAGTGACGTTAGCTATGAGACTATAAAAAAATGGAATCCACAATTCGAGTTATTTGATGATGACTTTAGTGAGTGTGATTCAGGATACTGTGGACTATGAAATTACTATTAATACTACTACCCCTATCTGTATTTAGTCAGACTAAGCTAGAGGTAAAAGCATATATTAAAGCACTGAATGTAGAACACGAAGATATAATCTACAGACAAGTGTTAAAAGAAACAGGACACTTAAAATGTACCAACTGTAGTTTAGATAATAATAATCTATTCGGATTCAGATGGAATCATAAATATCTGGAGTTTGACACATGGCAGGAATCTATACACTACTACCTTAAATGGAGAATAAGAAAAGGCTATCATGGTCAGGACTACTACCAGTTCTTAACAGATAAGTGGGGCGCACCAAACATGGATAGATATATTAACACACTAAAACAAATAAGGATTTAACGCTTAGTGTAACAGGTCGTTTTAATGCCTGTTACATATTGTTAGGCACAGTTTTTAACCAATAAAAATAATAGAATGATAGATTTAAGATTAGGTGATTGCCTTGAAGTAATGAAAACGATTGAAGATAATAGTATTAATATGATACTTTGTGATTTACCATATAATACAACAGGTATGAAATGGGATATAAAAATACCTTTAGATAAACTATGGAAAGAATACAATAGAATTATAAAAGATAACGGTGTTATATGCCTTACTGCTGCACAACCATTTACTTCTGAATTAGTAATGAGTAATAGAGAGATGTTTATGTATGAATGGATATGGGATAAACATATAGCAAGAGGTATGCACAGGGCAAAAGAACAACCTATGAGAAAGCACGAAAATATATTAATATTTAGTAAAACAAGAAAGCATAAATATAACCCAATAATGGTGAAAAGAGATAAGCCTGTTACCGTTAAAAATTACATAAAAAGAGATACAAGCGGAGAGCGTAAAGGAGGTAGATATAAAGACAATACCAAAACGTACACCTACACTCACAAACACCCTACAACGATAATAACAGATAAATGGGAAGCCAATAAAGGTAAATTACACCCAACTCAAAAACCTGTTAGTTTAATGGAGTACTTAATTGAAACCTACACAGATGATTTGGATTATGTTTTAGATAATACAATGGGGTCTGGTTCAACTATGGTAGCGTGTAGAAACCTAAACAGACACGGAATAGGAATAGAGAAAGAAGAAAAGTATTTTAAAATAGCACAAGAGCGAATTAATAGTACATTGTTTTAATTGTGCATAACGGTTTGGCTATGCACCGTTTTAATGGTGTATAGGTGTTGTTGGCAACTGTACTGATGTTAAATAAATAATTATGGAAAATAAAAAAGAATGTTTACACGAATTTGAAAGCGTGTATTATGGTAGCGAATGGGCTGTAGAATGCAAAAAGTGTGAAAAAGATATTTACGACATACACGAAAGAGAAGATGCTAACAAAGTGATAAATGAGCGAATACTTAAAGGCAGTCAGGAAACGTCACACCAGAAAAAATGGTGGTTTAGTATTTTTAAAACAAGCTGAGTATTGTTGCCAACACAAAACTAAAAAGCGTTTAAATGCTTTTTTAGTGACTGTTAACCCACGTTTTTAATGTGGGTATGTTTATAACTTTAATAGAAAACCTACGTATATAATTAATTATTAGTATATTGCGAAGGAAATGTTTGAGGAACTAGAACAAAACCTGGATAGAATATGCCGTTCGATTACAAAAAACGGAGACTTAGCAGAAGACTTAAAGCAAGAAGTGTACTTAGTAATCCTGAAGAGAGACTACGAGCAGATGTACGAGGAAGGGACTCTATTCGCTTTTGCTTTTGGTGTAGCATATCGCCTTTATAACTTCCCTAAGTCATCCTTCTACAAGAAACATAGAAGGTATAGGTTCAAAGAATGTTCTGAGTTAGACCAGGTAACAGATGAGCCTAGCCAAGAATGGCATATAGAAGTAGATGAGATCCTACACGGATTAGATGAGATGGAGCGTATCTGGGTTAGGGAATGGCTTAGACGTAACTGTAGCACAAGTAAATTAAGTAGGGATGCTAAGATCAGCAGACCAAGTATAAAAGAAAGATTAGAACAAATATTTAAAGAGATAAGATGTACTGGATTAAATTAGTAGGAGTGATTGTAATGGTATCAGCCATTGCACATTTTTGGCTTAACGAGGTTAGGCATATGATACAGGATGCTTTAGTTCATAAGGTAAAGCCAGAAGTGTTTAAGTTTAGACAGTGGTGGAATAACAAACCATTTAACTGTGTAGCGTGTTTATCTATGTGGAGCAGTATTATATGCTTCATCTTATTAGGTGAACCATTAGTATTCGGAATCTACTTACTATCAATATACTTAGACAAAGAATGAGTTTTTGGAAAGACATAGAACCGTTTATAGAGCCTTTAAGAAGGTATAAGAAGGGGAGAACTTACGCAGATCCAGATACCAATAGACTGATGTTAGCCTTTTACAAGAAGCATATTAACTCTAGTTACAGGGGTAATGCTGGTTGTAGAAACTGTTTAAAGACTATTTACGGTGTAATGATAGCAGAGTATGAAAGAAGACCCAGAAGAGGAAAGAAAAAGAAACTATAACTACATTAGCTATGCTGAGATATGGCACGAGGTAGCAGAAGATGGTAAACTATACACGGTTACCCATTGGAGTTCTGGCAACCAAGCCAACTGGGAAAGCAATGGAGTAATAGAATGGGGTGACAACTTAGAATTTGATTTAATAATAGACATAAATAATAATTAAAATGGCAGAAGAAGAAGACAGCACAGCGAGCTTAGTATTAAGATTAGTATACGCAGCAGCCTTAATAGGCTTTGCTATATGGTTATGGTTATGATAACAAAGGAATACAACAACAGACAGAACGCCCGACAGATTAGGGAACGACATTTCTATAATGGAACTACTCTGGAGATGAAGAAGGTAATGGACTTACTAAAAGAATCTATCTACTTTTCAGAAGATCCTAAACCAGTAACCCAGAACTATCATAGGTTCGACATAATACAAGCTACTAAGAAGGCTAGAAAATCATTGAACTAAATAACAAGGAGATATGAAGAAACTAACACCTAAACAACAGAAGTTTGCAGAACTATGTGTAGAGCTAGGTAATCAATCAGAAGCATATAGACAAGCTTATGACGTATCTAATAAGGATGCAGAGTGGATTAAATCTAAGGCTTCTAGGCTAGCTTCAGAGGTAAACATTAGTGAAACTATCAAAATATTAAAAGAAGAGCTTAGAGAGGATAATAAGGTCACCAAACAACGTATATTAGACTATCATATACAAATGGTAGAAGCTTGGGAGGAATTATGGGAGTTAGGTAAGAAGCAAGGTAAGACCAAAGAAGAGACACAAAGGTTCTATCTATTGAAGGAAATGGTTAAGGGTTCTGACTATAGAGGTAGCTTGGATTCAATGACTAAGATGCTAGGGTTAAACGAACCAGAGAAACACGAACACAAGATAGAGAAGATTAAGATAGAGGTTAAAAGAAATAGAGATGAGTAAAGCACCATTTAGCAAACCATACAGCCAGATGAACAGAACTGAAAGAAGGCAGCATAAGAGATGGTTAATAAAGGAACGAAAGGTAGACCTAGATGTATTGAGGGTAGAAGGCAAAGAAGTAGATAAGGATCTAAGTGCAGAAGAAGGTATGAAAGCTATGGCAGAAGATTATAACCGTATCATGGGTGAAAAGATATGGGATTTTGAAAAGTGGAGAAAAGAATAGATGAAAGTAACCCCTGTATTTGAATCTAACTGGGATAGTGATAAGAAGATAGTAATCAACCGAGGCGGCACACGATCTTCTAAAACTTATTCTATTGCACAAATATGTGCTTTGTGGTTAGTTACGGGGCAGTGTGGTGAACTAGAAATGCCTAAAGGCACATGGACTACTGTTAGGAAGTTCAGAACCAACCTAGATGGAACAGTAATAAAAGACTTCGAAGAGATACTACATAATAACGGATGGTATGATCTACTAGACCACAACAAGACTAAGAAGACCTACAAGTATAAAGGAAGGTTAGTAGAGTTCATAGGTGCAGATGATCAGCAGAAGTTGAGAGGTGCTAAAAGGAATATCCTATATTGTAATGAAGCTAATGAGTTAGAATATAAAAAGGAGTTCTTCCAGCTTCTAATGAGAACAGAAAACAAGATATTCTTAGACTTCAATCCAGATGATGAGGACATATGGATTAACACAGAACTAGAGCTAAAGAGAAAGCTAGACAAGGGCGATGTAGATGTTATAGTAAGTAACTATAAGCACAACACATTCTTACCCCAGGGACTAGTAGAGGAGATAGAATACTTACAACATACAGATCCAGAGTTCTGGAAGATATTCGGATTAGGCGAGTATGGCAATATCACAGGTTTAATATATGAAAGTGTTACTACTGTATCTACTATTCCCGATGGTGCTATACGTGTTGCTATCGGTTGTGATTTTGGTTTTACTAATGACCCTACAGCGATTATTGGAGTATACAGGCACGATAATAATCTATATTTTAAGGAGATTGTTTACCAAACGAAACTAACCAACACAGACATAGCTAACAAACTAAAAGAAGCTGGTATAGATAGAGATGAAGTGATATGTGATAATGCCGAACCCAAATCTATAGAAGAGCTATACAGGCAAAGGATAAACGCTAAACCAAGTGTAAAGGGTAAAGACTCTATTAACAACGGTATAGATATTCTGAAGCGTTATAAGTTGCACGTCACAGAAGATAGCCTTAACTTGCGTAAAGAGTTCAGAAGCTATAAATGGGCGGTAGATAAGAACGGAAACAGTACAGGAAAGCCTGTAAAAGGAATGTATGATCATGGAATGGATGCTATAAGATATGTAGCATTGATTCATTTAAAACACCATAATAAAGGACATTATGTTATCAGATAAAACCCAAGACGATGTGTTAAATGAAGTTATAGAGATGTTCGTTTATCAGCAAGATGATATGTTTCTAATATTAGATAGAATACAGACTTTAAAGGAGAATATAATAGGGAGTACCCCAGACCAAATAATTAAAGAAATAGAAGACATACAGAATGCGTTTACCGAAGAATTGGAATGAAGTAACGATAGGTCAATACATTGAGCTTAGACCTTATTTAGAAATGGAGATTAACTCCACTATTCAGCTAATAGATAAAACTATAGCACAGCTTCATATACTTACAGGGAAGCCTTTAGAAGAGGTTAGAAAGATTAGAGCTAGTGAAGTTAGATACATCCAAGAACAATTAGAATGGATGAACCAACTACCACCTACTGAACTACCACAAATAGTAGAATTAGAAGGACACTACTACACACCTACCCTGTATAGAGAAGATATGAGTGCAGGACAGTTCATGTCGGTTACAGAGCTTCTAAAAGAATCTAAAGACAATCCTGAAGTAACATGGCAGCAACTACACTACGTTCTGGTTAACGTCTTTAAAGAAGTAGATAGTGGTGGTAAACCCATAGACATAGATAATGAATCCAAATGGATAAAAGAAACAGCAGATCTATTCTACAATAAACTACCATTTAGCATTGCATACCCTGTAGCGGTTTTTTTTTACAAACTCTCGAAAGAATTACCAGCGATTATCCAGGACTATTCGATAGAGAAGGCAATGAAAATAATGAAGAAGGTGGAAATGGATTTAGTAGAAGATGGGGATGGTTTGCTACACTAGACAACCTAACTAATTCACAGTTCCATTTATTAGACCACTACATCAATCTAAACGTCATAGAGTTCTTAAATCTATGTGCTTATGTAAAGGATAAGCAGAATGAAGAAGAGCGTATTAGAAACCGTCAGAAGTTACAACAAGGCTTATAAAGACCATTATGTAGTATGGCTAAAGAATCAATCTTAATAGATGAGGGGATACCTGATAGCGAGTATTCTAAAGCAGATCCAGTTAATGGATTTGGTGATAAGACTGTTAAAGATGTATTAGACTCATTTGGTAACGAACTTAATGAAGGTGTAAAGCAGAATCTAAAAACTAGAGGGCATCAGGGCGGTGCTATCATATCTAGCGGTAAGTTAATACAAGCAGGCGATTACAGGGTATTCTATAATGGCAGGGGCTATGTATTCGAATATAGTTTTAAAGATGCTCCATACTGGAAGGCGGTAGATGAAGGTAGAAGACCAGGTAAGTTCCCACCACAAAACAGGCTTAGAGATTGGGTAAGAGGTAAGTTAGCTTTTGGACAGCTACGAGTAGATCAGAACCCTGTGCCAGAATACGTTATAAATGGTCTAGCTTATGTAATAGGTAGGAAGATAGCAAAGGAAGGAACTAAGCCTACTCACTTCTTTAGTGATTTAGTAACTCCAGCTAGACTACAGAAGCTCACAGATGATATAGCTAAAGCATCAAAGAACGAACTAAGGATAGCTACTAGAATGGGTATGCAGAGCCTAGCAACAGCTTTCAAAGGGCAGACTATTAAAATAGAAAAAGGCAAGTAGAACTTTTCCACCTGCCTTATCTAACTTAATAAATCAACTTATATTTATAGGTTAATATTTACAATTTAAAAAGGGAAGGCTTTTCCCTCACCTTCCCTTTAGCCCCTTAACTAATTTAAATAAATCATCAGTTATTAATGTTGTACCCTCGTGGCACACCACAATAATACAACTATTTTTTTAATAACCATTATAAAGTATAAGAATATTTTACAATGGCAGTAACAATAGAATCAAATCCGCAGCTATATGAACCAGTTTACAATGAGATGGTCTATGTAGTATCTAGCACTAATTCAGGGCAAACTAATTTTAAGTACCTAGCAGACATCTATGTAAATGGTGGAGGAACTAAAGAAGCTAGACTTAAAGTTCCTATTGAACCTACTACAGGATCAGCATACGGCATTATAGACGTTCACAGAATACTAGAAGCGTTCCTTACTTCAGACATAGGCGATAACACCAGTACCACAGGAACAACAGCTAACGATAATTCTATCATGACTTATATTGTTAAGTTTGGAGAACAGTATGGAGACCCAATAGTGCAGTATGAGTCTCTAACAGTAGACACTACTAGATATGCTTGGAATGGTTGCCAGAACTACCCCGACTTTGAAAGTATAGGCTATCTAACTTATATGCTAGATGATGCTAACGCACAATTCCTAACTAATGCACCAACTACCATAGAAGTAACTACTGAAGATTCAGGATGGCTATACTACTTCCATACAGGCTCACCCGCTGTAGATGCTTTCGAGTTAAAGACCTATGACGGCAAAGACGGTTCTGGTTCACTACTTGGAACATGGGAAATAAACAACAGCTTAACCTTTGCTTCTACAGGTGAATACATGGGTAAAGTAACTTCTACACCTTTAACCATTGGTAATCTTCCAGCAGGGCAGTTCGATTCAGGTACTCCGCCTGTGTTCGGTGGTACAGAATTAAGTTATACCATTCAGGCAATAGATAGTGTAGGTGCAGCTTTAAGCGAGCTTAGAACCTTTAATATTATCGAAGCTTGTAAATACCCTAGACAGACTGTACACTTCCTAAATGAGTTAGGAGGGTTTGACCACAAGAACTTCAACCTAGCTAGAACAGACAGTTACGAAATAGAAAGAAAGCATTTTAAAAAGAACCCTCAAAGAATTACAGCGGCAGGTAACTACCCCTTCTCACTTCAGGACAGACAGAAAGTACAATACTACACAAAATCTAAGCCTAAAGTTAAGTTAACAAGTGACTGGCTAACAGAAGCAGAAAGTATATGGCTAAGAGAGTTAGTAGAATCACCTGAAATATACCTAGAAGATTCTTCTAATAATCTAATAGCAGTAGGGCGTATTCTAAATGCTACTTATGATGTAAAGACCGACACAGTACATAAGCTATACAACTTAGAAATAGAACTAGAGTTATCATACGACAATTATAGACAACGTGGTTAGAGAACAGTTATTCATAGATGGTACTGAAATAGACCTACTAGAAAGCCTTAACCCGTCCTTCACTTATTCTATTGCAGACATAAGCGAACCAGACAAACGAAAGGCGGACTTCAGTAGAACTATTACACTACCATTATCCAAGGCAGCTAGAAAGGTGTTTAACCACATCTTTGAAATTAATATAGATTCTACATTCGATCCTAATCTAAAAGCAGATGCACTATACCTAGTAGACAGCCAAACTATATTCGATGGCGTTATACAAGTTCTAAAGGTAGTTAGCAACGATGAGAACCACCTAATACTAGAAGTAAGCCTAACAGGTAAGTTAAAAAATATCATTTTAGAATTTGGTGATAAAGAACTAGATGATAGTGGGATGAATTGGAGTGATATGAATCACACCTACAATAGAACTAACCAACAGGCATCCTGGACACCGACACTAGGAACAGATTACGTCTACCCTTTAATCTATCATGGTGCAGATACTAATGTACAGGTATGGGACGTAGAAGATATGTTCCCTGCTGCATTTGCTAAAGAGTACATAGATAGAATGTTTGCAGATGCAGGATTCTCCTATACATCTACCTTCTTTGATAGCACGTTCTTTAAATCACTTATTATACCTTACAATGGTGGTGGTGAATTAAAGCTATCAGATTCTAGTATCTCAGATAGACAGTTCGAATATAATACACCACTATACGACTCTACAGGAACGAACTCTTTAAAAGTACCTCTAACTGCTGGAGCTACTAAGCTTGTAAGATTCACTAACTTAGTTACAGATCCAACCACGCAATACAACACAAGCACAGGTATTCTTACAATAGGTGAAACGGGCTACTATGACTTTAGTACTATGTTCGATCTTACTGCTGAATTTGTTGTTACAGGTTCGGTTAATGATGTCTACCCTAACTGTGCGGTAGAAGGTCAATTCTTTGTATTTAAGAACGGTACTACATTCCCTACTAACCTACTAGGGGGTAAAGCATTTAAGATTGTTAGAGACGAGCTAATAACTCCAGGTAGTGAAACAACCACAGGAACAACATACGAAGACACAGATTATGTTAAGCTTCCTAATGACCTAGCACTAAGTTATGCTGGTGGAACGCCTGAAATAAAGATGATACCTGTTAATGCACCTTTAAACAGTGCTGTAATAGATTTAGAGGGTAGGGTATACGACCCACCTAAAGACTATCAGCACAACCTAACAGATATTTACCTAGAAGCAGGTGATCAGATACAGGTACACATAGCAGCGGTGTTCACTAGGCTAAATGATGTAGATGGACAAAATAATCTTTGGTCTGGTAGTTCAGGATATTACATAGACTCAGTAGATACAAACTGGGAGACAGGTTATACAGGTTACGCTAACCTTGTACTAGGTTCGGGTAGCTTCTTTAAGAACAAAGCAAAGAACGTTATTATAAACGATGGCAATACGCTAAACTTTCAGGATGCAATACCGAAGAAGATCAAACAGAAGGACTTCTTTATGAGTATTGTTAAGATGTTCAACCTATACGTAGAGCCAGACAACGACAACCCTAGAAATTTGGTGATTGAACCAAGGGTGGACTTTTATAACAACACTGTTAAAGATTGGACAGAGAAGTTAGATATTTCACAAGACTTAGAATTCTACCCTATGGGAGCTTTGGATGCTAAAGAGTATGTATATAGTTACAAGCCAGATAAAGACTACTACAACGATAAATATACTAAAAGCTGGCAAGGAGATACTTACGGACAGCGTGAATTTGAAATAACAAACGACTTTCTAAAGAACGAAAAGAGAATGGAAGTAATGTTCTCGCCTACACCTACTGTAGGACGTTCTTACCTAGACTACTACATTCCGCACATAATATCTATAGACAATCAGAACCAAGCTAAACCTGTAGAGAGCAATATTAGAATATTGTACTGGGGTGGTCTTAAAGATACTCAAACCTTATGGAATCATACTAGTCAGCCTGCTGTAACGGTAGACGATTGGCAAACACAGTACCCTTATGCAGGTCACTTCGATGACCCTATCACACCTACTGTAGATATTAACTTTGGTTTAGTTAGAGAGTTATACTATGATGACACCTATCAGGATTTAACATGGTCAGATAACAATATATTCAACATCTACCATAAAGACTTTATTAATGAGATTACAGACAGCAATAGCAAGATAGTTAAAGGTTGGTTCTACTTAACACCTTTGGATATTATGAACTTATCATTCAGGGAGCTATACTACTTCGAAGGTGCATACCATAGGCTTCACAAAGTACAGGATTACAAACCAGCAGAAGTAGCACTAACTAAATGCGAGTTCTTAAAGTTAGCGAATGTAACGCCATTTGTTAAGTCTAGTGGATCTATTACAGGTGGAGCGAATGAAGCGGCTGGAGATGAGATAATACCATTAAAAAGCGGTAGTGTTCAGGAGAATAGAAACACCTACGATAGTTTGAAGCATTTCGTACAGGGTGAAGGAAACATTATAGATAGAAGTGCAGACAATATTAAGGTGCAAGGCGATGACAATATTATAGGTGCGGAAGCTAAGAATATTAACATAAGCGGTTCAGGTAACGCTATAGCACCAGGGGTGTTTAACGTAACCTTAGTAAACACTTATAATAAATCCATTACAGATAGCAATGTAACCTACATAGATGGTGTAGCTCAGTCTGGAGATGATGTAGTAGTAGAGAAATCAACAAATTTCACAACTGACATAAAAAACACCACTTATGAGGTAGACACCTCTAGTAGTAATATTACTGTAACAATG